AACAAACCTTAGCAACGGGTGGTGGAGCAATAGTATTGTCAACACCATTTGGAACCGGTAATTGGTTTCACAAAACATGGGTAAAAGCAGAAGCAGGTGAAAATAACTTTTTACCAATCAAATTACCTTGGAATTTACATCCAGAGAGAGATCAAGCATGGAGAAATAAGCAAGATGTAGAATTAGGTGATCCAAGATTAGCAGCACAAGAATGTGACTGTGACTTTACAACATCAGGTGAAGTAGTTTACTATCCTGAACATCTTGAATACATGATGACTACTAATGTTGTTGAACCAATGGAAAGACGAGGAGTAGATAAAAATTTATGGGTGTGGGAAGCACCTGACTATTCAAGAAATTACATGGTAGTAGCTGACGTTGCCCGAGGAGACGGAAAAGACTACTCAGCATTTCATGTGTTTGATTTAGAAACAAATGCTCAAGTAGCAGAATTTAAAAGTCAATTGTCACCAAAAGAATTTGGATACATGTTAGTAGGTATTGCAACTGAATATAATGAAGCACTATTAGTAGTTGAAAATGCTAATATCGGTTGGTCTACATTAGATGCTATATTAGAAAGAAACTATAGAAATCTCTACTATTCACCTAAAAGTGACTCCCCAGCTTCTGATTCATATATTAGATATGAAGACACATCAAAAATGGTACCTGGTTTTACTATGTCATTAAAAACTCGTCCTTTAGTAATAAATAAAGGAAGAGAATATTTGGGTGATCATAGTGTTATTATTAGATCAAAACGATTAATTGAAGAAATGAAAATTTTTGTTTGGAAAAATGGTAGAGCAGAAGCACAAACTGGATACAATGATGATTTAGTAATGTCTTATAATACAGCTATGTATGTAAGAGATACAGCATTAAAAAATAAACAACAAGGAATTGAAATGACAAGAGCAACAATTGGAAACATATCAAGACCTTCTCAATATCAAGGAGCTTATTTTGCATCAGGAATAGACAATCCATATTCAATGAAAATAAATAGCAATCAAAACGAAGACATAAGTTGGTTAATTAATTAAATAAAATGGCAGACAAAAGTATATTTCCAAGATTAAAACGATTATTCTCAACTGACGTAATTGTTAGAAATGAAGGAGGCAATCAACTTCGAGTAATGGATGTTAATTCAATCCAACAAAGTGGTAAATATGAAACAAATTCATTAATAGACAGATACAGTAGAATATATTCACCTAACACTACCTCACTTTACGGTCAACAATTAAATGTTAACTACCAATATTTAAGAGCCCAATTATACTCAGACTATGATGTAATGGACTCGGATGCTATTGTAGCTTCCGCATTAGACATTGTTTCAGATGAATGTTCTTTAAAAAACGAAATGGGTGAAGTACTCCAAATTCGTAGTTCAGATGAAGACGTTCAAAAAATACTCTATAATTTATTCTATGACGTATTAAACATTGAATTTAACATGTGGTCTTGGGTTAGACAAATGTGTAAATATGGTGACTTTTTCTTAAAACTAGAAATAGCTGAAAAATTTGGAGTATATAATGTCATACCGTATACCGCATATCATATTATGCGTCAGGAAAATTATGATAAAGACAATCCAGCATCAGTAAGATTTAAATTTAGTCCAGACGGTTATGTTGGAGGTACAGGTCAATACACTGTTCCCAATCAAAAAATCCAAGATGAATCAAACGGTATATATTTCTACAACTATGAAATGGCTCACTTCCGTTTATTAACAGATGTTAATTATTTACCCTATGGTCGTTCATATATTGAACCAGCACGTAAATTATTTAAACAATACACGTTAATGGAAGATGCTATGTTGATTCATAGAATATCTCGCGCTCCAGAAAAACGTGTGTTTTACATTAATGTTGGTGCTATTCCTCCTAATGAAGTAGAAAATTTCATGAGGAAGACAATTAACACAATGAAAAAAACACCATATATAGATCCTCAAACTGGTGAATATAACTTAAAATACAACATGCAAAACATGTTAGAGGATTTTTACATACCAGTTCGTGGCAACGATACAGCAACAAAAATTGAAACTACTAAAGGTTTAGAGTATAATGGTATTGAGGACGTTAATTATTTAAGAGATAAGTTATTTGCTGCTCTTAAAGTGCCTAAAGCATTTATGGGTTATGATAAAGACTTATCAGGTAAAGCAACTTTAGCGGCTGAGGACATTCGTTTTGCTCGTACAATTGATAGAATTCAACGTATTATATTGTCTGAATTATATAAAATTGCATTAGTACATTTATACACTCAAGGATATAGAGGCGAAACATTAACAAATTTTGAACTGTCATTAACAACACCTTCTATCATTTACGATCAAGAACGTATTGCATTAATGAAGGAAAAAGTAGATTTAGCTAAAAACATAATGGAAGCTCAACTGTTACCTACAGATTGGATTTATCACCATATATTCCATTTTAGTGAAGATCAATTTGATGAGTACCGTGATCTTATTTTACAAGACGCTAAACGTAAATTTAGACTAGGTCAGGTAACTGATGAAGGAAACGATCCATTAGAAACTGGTAGATCATATGGTACACCTCACGATTTAGCATCATTATATGGTAAAAGTAGAATGACATCTGATCCAAGTAACGTGCCAATAGGATATGGTGATAATACAACATTAGGTCGTCCTAAAGAAAAGGTGTCAAACATTAACACACAAGACAATATATTTGGCAGAGATAGACTAGGTAAAAAAGACATGAAAATAGATGACCAACCAGGATATGGTAATAATAAGTCATTAAATGAAACTACTTATCTTAAAAATAAACAATTTTTAAATGAGATAGAAAAAAAACTAGTATTTCAAACAGATAAAGCAAAAGAAAATCTCTTAAACGAAAACCAGTTGCGAGATTAAAATCACTCATATATTTATAATAAAAACATAATTTAAATGTTAGTAAAACACTCGAAATTTAAGAATACAGGTATACTTTTTGAACTTTTAGTTAGACAAATTACTGCGGATACATTGTCTGGTAAAGATTCAAAAGCTACTAATATTTTAAAAAAATATTTCAACAAAACCGAATTGGGGCGTGAATATAAGTTATATGAAAATTTGCTAAAACGTACTAACTTAACAGAAGGTAAAGCAGACATTGTAATTAACTCAGTTTTAGAGAGTTCTAAACAACTTAATAAGTCTGCTCTTAAAAGACAAAAGTACAATTTAATTAAAGAAATTAAAGAACACTATAATTTAGAGGAATTTTTTAAAACTAAACTTCCTAACTATAAAGTACACGCTGCTTTATATACTTTAATTGAAGCATACGACAATAAATCAATTTCAACAGAACAAGTAATTACTAATAAATTAGCTATATTAGAACACTTAACATTTACTATTAAAAAAGAAAATAAACCAGATACAATAATGGAAGAATTTTCTAAATATGATAATGATACTCGTATTTTAACTTATAAAATATTACTTGATAAATTTAACAATAAGTATGCTGATTTTAGTGCTAGTAAAAAATCTATTCTTAAAGAATTTATCAACAATGTAGATAATCCTGTAAAATTAAAGGATTTTTACAATGTTAAAATTCAAGAAATTAAGAAAAATATTACTACACTAAACAAAATAACTAAAAATCCAATTACTAAAATTAAATTAGACGAAGTATTGAAAAATGTTTTAGTTAATCTTGGAAAAAACGATAAAATTAACAATGATCATATAGTTAATTTATTACAATGTTGTGATTTACTTGAAGAATTAAAACAAAGTAATGGAAAATAAACCAAACGATATTTTAGGTATAAAAACGTCTCCATCTCAAGTTGATCCTGAAACGGGTCAAATAACTTGGGATGTTGAGTATAAGGCTAATTATGCTTTAATATATAAAACATTTAAAACTCTCATTAGAGAATATAAAAAGTTTATTACGTTTGATGAGACAAAAAAAGATCCTAAATTTAAAGAAGTACACAATGGTTTAGAGTACGTATGGAATCAATTTAGAACTCATTTAAGAACTAACTATCCAAAACAATATAAAGTACTACAATCTATAAACGAAGAAGAAATTAAAGAACTTGTTCATAAACGTTTAAAAGAGATGAGTGCCACAGGTGGAGGAGCAGGTGCTGGACACTTTACACCAGGTGAAGGAGCTCAATATGCTACACCAAACGCATTCAATCCAAATAAAAATGCTAAAGGAGCACAAAATATTTACTATTATAAGTTAGGTTGGAAACCAGTTGACGCTGAAAAATTACACAAACAATCTAAAACCATTGATCATAAAGATTTGTGGAAAAAGAAATTAGAAGAAGAACAATCATCACAACAATATGTTGACTCGTTGAATTTACAAGAACCAACATTGAAGAAATTTATAGGTGACAGAGTAGGAGATTTTGATAAAATTGAAGATAAATTAAATACTTTATTACCATTACTTAAAAAGGCAAAAGAAGAAACTATGGAGTACTATAAAACTTCTCCTGACTTTCAAGTTAAATATGGTACAGATTTAGCTGTAGATTATTTAGACGATTTAATAATATTATTTAGAGACAAAAAACAATAAAATGGCAAATACATTACAAGAACAATTCAACTCCATTAGAAATGGTAAAGGAAACAAAGATCAATTCTTAAAACAAGCTAGACAATCTTTTCCACAGTATCTTACTAAATTTTTAGACTTCGACACCTCAGTAAACATATTGAAATCAAAACAAATCATTAGTGAGGCTGCTGGGGGTGTAGTATCTAAAGGATTCAATATTTACAATTGGAAACAAATATTCGAAGCTGAAGTTAAAGCTGAAGAAAAAACAACGTCTAAAGAAGTAGAAGACGCTAATAAAAACATGTACGATAATAAAGACGTAAAAAACGCTGATAACATTAATTTTAATGAAATATTAAAAGGATATGTAGCTGAACTACACGATCCTAAAAACGCAGGTAAAACTGGAGATGAGTTAAAAGACATTGTAGTAAAAAACTTAGCTAAAGATTGTTTACACTACACTAAAAATGGAGAATTTGGAACTAAAGGTGTTGGTTACACAACTGAGGCACCTGGTTTAGGCACTCCAAAAGAACCAAAAGGCAAACATAAATCTTCAGGATATGGAGACTTAGACACTGATAAAAAAGTTGAAAAAGTAAAAGCAAATGTTCAAGACTCATTAGGTGATAAAGAAGCTAAAACTTCTGATCCTAAAAAAGTTAAAGAAATGCCTGTAACTCCTCAAAACTCATCTGGTGTTAAGAAAATGAAAATGCCTGGTGCTGAAAAAACAATGAAATTGCAAGAAAATTTATCATTATTTGAAAATACTGAAGATTTAATTAAAGTAGCTAAAGACGAATTAGCAAAACGTTCTAATAAATTAGATGAAAGTGAATCAAAACTTCGTTCTGTAATAGCTCAAATTATTAAAGAAGAATTAAATAAGTAATATGAAATCGCTACTTATAGAAACTCGTTTAATTGATGTATCGCCTCAATTTCTTACAGAAGGACGTAAAGGTCCTAATGGTAACCCATTAGTTGAAACCATACTAACTACTGTTGAAAAGAAAAACGGCAACGGAAGATACTATCCAAGAGAATTATGGGACAGAGAAATAGAAAAATATGCTACACTAGTTACTGAAAGAAGAGCACTAGGCGAATTAGACCATCCAGACTCACAAATTATCAACTTAAAAAACGTGTCACATAATATTACTAAAGTATGGTGGGACGGAGACAAAATAATGGGTATATTAGAAATTTTACCTACACCATCAGGAAATATAGTTAAATCATTAATTGAATCAAACATTAAAATTGGTGTTTCATCTCGTGGAATGGGAAGTTTAAAACAAGTAGGAGAAGTGTTAGAAGTACAAGACGACTTTGACTTGTTAGGATGGGACATAGTTTCTACACCTTCAAATCCAAACTCATGGATGTCTCCACTACATGAAGGAATATCAACACCAATTAATCAGTACCATAAAGTAAATTCTATTATTACAGACATATTGTGTGCTAATGGATCTTGTCCAATATTTTAACCACTCTTAAAATAGTATTTTAAGATCGATGCCTCCCCTAAAAGGAGGCATTTCTTTTTATAACTCTGCGACTTTTAACAAATCCACATATATGTATACCAGAATATGCCCAATTCTATGAGGCATGGCAACTATAATACTTATTACGCTTTGAACATCTGTTCACATTAAGCGTATTTCCAAACAAAAAAACAATTTAGGAAAAATGGCAACAAACAGAGATTTGCTTAAAGAAGCAATCGCAGATGCTAAAGCTGTAAAAGAAACAGCAATTGCAAATGCAAAAGCTGCTTTGACAGAATCATTTACTCCATTCTTAAGAGAAAAACTATCACAAAAAATTTCAGAAATGGAAGATAGTGAGATGGATGAAACGATGTATGAAGAAGCAGTAGAAGAAAATGAAGGTCTAGATGAAGTTTCTTTAGACGAACTTTTAGCTGAATTAGAAGAAAATGATTCTCCAGAAGTGGAAGATGAAAATCTTTATGAAGCTAAAAAAGAAGAAAAAGAAGTAAAAGAAGAAGAGTCAGAAGAAGAAATGTCTATCGAAGACATGGACGAAGACGATTTGAAATCATTCATCGAAGACGTTATCAAAGACATGGTAGCAGCAGGGGAACTTGAAGCAGGCCATGAAGGTATGGAAAATGAAGAAGGTGCTGAAGAAGAAGGTGAAGAAGAAATGGAATCTCCTGAAGAGGAAGAAGAAGTAGACATCGAAGAACTTTTATCTGAGGTAGAAGATGAAGAGAAACTTGAAGAAGGTATTTGGTCAAAAATCAAAGGTACAGCAAGTGGTATAGCTAAAGCAGCTAACATGTTTAAACAACCCGCTGATTTTGTAAAAGAAATGGAAGCAGCATTAAAGGAAGACCCAAAATTAAAAGACAATGAAGAATTTATGGCTTCATATAATTTTATAAAAGGTTTAGCCACAGCAGCAAAAGCAGGTGCAACTACAACTGTTAACAAACCGATGGAAGAAGAAATTGAAGAGTTAAAATCTGAACTTAATGAAATTAACTTGTTAAATGCAAAACTTCTTTACACCAACAAAATCTTCAGAAATAAGTCTTTATCTGAATCACAAAAAATTAAAGTTTTAACAGCGTTTGACAAAGCAAAGGATAAAAAAGAAGCTCAACTAGTTTATGAGACATTATTAGAAAGTTTAAAAGTATCAAATGTTGGTGCTAAAACAGCTATTAAAGAATCATTAGGATTAGCTTCAAAATCTTTAGGAAATGCTAACGCTAAACCAATTATTGAAAACAATGCTTTTGCACGTATGCGTGAATTAGCAGGATTAAAAAACCAAAATTAAAAAACAAACAATTTAAAAAAAACTAAAATTAAAAAAAATGAGTTCAATTCAAACTTTATTAGAATCCGCTAACCCATGGACGTCACTTCAAAGTGATGCTGGGAAATTAGCGTCCAAGTGGGTTAAAACAGGCCTACTTGAAGGATTAGACGGTGTGTCTAAAAACAACATGTCTATCTTATTAGAAAACCAAGCAAAACAATTAGTAGTAGAAAACAGTGTAACAGGTGCTAGCCCAACCGCAGGTACTTTCCAAGTTGGACAATCAGAAAACTGGGCTGGAATTGCTTTACCATTAGTACGTAAAGTATTTGGTGCAATTGCAGCTAAAGAATTCGTTTCTGTTCAACCAATGAACTTACCTTCAGGTCTTGTATTCTTCTTAGACTTCCAGTATGGAACTGACAAAGTACCTTTTGGTATAGACAATTCTTTATATGGTAAGCGTGATGCAAACGGTCGTTTTCCATATCAAACACAAGACACAACTGGTGGTTTATATGGTGCTGGTCGTTTTACTTATTCTACAAACCAATTCACAGGATCTGACACAGCTTCAATCGACACTGGTTCTTGGGCTAATGTAAACTATGAGTCAGCTTTATCACAATCTGTAGTAGATAATGAAATTGTTAGTCTTACTATTTCTACATCTTCAGTAGCATCTTTTGATCCAGATGCAGTTCGTGGTTTTGTAATTAGTTCAAGTGAAGTAACTGTAGCGCAAAACTTACCAGCTTTTACATCTTACAATTATACTGCAGGAACAATTACTTTCTATGTTACAGCAAGCGCGTTGACTGATGACCAAGTTACAGTATTTTACAACAAACAAACCGCAGACGACAATCGTGGTGACTTTGAAGATACTCCAGCTACTTCATTCTCTACACCAAATGCTCAGAGTGACAAATCAATTGTAATTCCTGAAATCAACATCAAAATGCAATCTCAAGCTATTACAGCTAAAACTAAAAAGTTAAAAGCTGTTTGGACTCCTGAGTTTGCACAAGATTTGAACGCTTACCAAAACATTGATGCTGAAGCAGAATTAACTAACATCATGAGTGAGTACATTTCAATGGAAATTGACTTGGAAATCTTAGACATGTTAATTGAAGATGCAGCTGCTGCAACTGAATACTGGTCAGTAATCAACAACTCTACATTGAGTGGAACTGGATTTACACAAAGTTTAGGTTTCTACAACACTCAAGGTGGTTGGTTCCAAACTTTAGGTACTAAAATGCAAAAAGTAAGTAACAAAATTCACCAATTAACACTTCGTGGTGGTGCAAATTTCTTAGTATGTTCTCCAACTGTTGCTACAGTTTTAGAATCAATCCCAGGATTTGCTGCTAACACAAACGGTGATGCTGCGAACATGGAATATGCAATGGGTGTACAGAAAGTTGGTGCTATCAACAACCGTTACACAGTGTACAAAAATCCATACATGACTGAAAACGTTATTTTGATGGGATTCAGAGGTAAACAATTCCTTGAAACAGGTGCTGTTTTCGCTCCATATGTTCCGTTGATTATGACTCCTCTTGTGTACGATCCAAACACCTTCACTCCACGTAAAGGTCTATTGACTCGCTACGCTAAGAAGATGTTACGTCCTGAATTTTATGGTAAGATCTACGTAAGTGGTTTGAATACTATCTAATAGTTAACATAACGTGAAAATTGAAGCCGAGCCTAGCTCGGCTTCTTTTTTTCGCCTAATTAATTAATTTATAATATTTATAAATAAAATATATGTTGCAAGATAACGATGGAGCTTTTAAAGACAAGAAAAAACCAAAAGGAGAAATACGCTTTAAATTAAGTCTTAATGAAGAACAAAGAGAAGCTAAACAAATAATACTAGACAATCCAGTTATATTACTTAAAGGAATGGCAGGTTCAGGTAAAACACTTGTAGCATGTCAAGTAGGATTAGATTTAGTTTTTAAAAAAGAAATGAATAAAATCATTATTACTCGTCCTACAGTTTCAAAAGAAGAAATAGGTTTTCTTCCAGGTGATTTAAAAGAAAAAATGGATCCGTGGTTAGCTCCTATATATGCTAACTTATATTTATTATATGATAAAGATAAAATAGACAA